TTAAATTTTTGTGTCATTTTTATTATTGTCTTCTGTTGTTGTTTCTGTGATTTTTCCTAAGTATTTAAAGCCTTGTACGGCTCTAAAATGCCCTCCATAGCCTCCCCCAATAAATTTTTCTCCTTCAATAGGCTTAGCCGTTTTCTCCAGCGATGCTAGACTTCGGGATTTGTTATCTCCGTGCAATTTAGCCGAAGTTTGCTCCCATTTATCAGAGTGGCGTAAGTAGTTACAAAGTTGGGGGTGTGAAGTGTGAAAAAAGGTGTGTAACTTGCGGTTACAACGCCCATTTCCTTCTAAATGGTACTGCATTACAAAGTTGAGGAATTGGGTACCTACGCCTGCGCCCTGCCATTCGGGCATTACTACTAATCGGGTAGCGCGGTACGCACCAGCAGTAAATAATGGCGTGACGGCGACGTGGCAAACAAGCTCTCCATTTACCGTGCCAACAAAGTATTCAGCACAGGGGGGGTGTGGCAAATCTAAATAGTAATGCTCTTTAAAAAATCGCCAGTAACTACCGTTTGCCTTCCAAACTTGGAGTTCAATAGGAGGTCGTTTTTGGACTTTTTTTTTACTTCCGATACTCTCGTATCATACACCCAATCAGGCTGTAGCCATTCGATAATATCATAGTGGCAGGATAACAAGATGATTTGTCGATTAGGCTCGCGCCTCCACGCCTTGGCAAATGCTGATGCTCCTATTTTGGCGATTTGTCGGTCGACTACAGAGGTGAATTCATCTACTATTACCTTATTGGGCGCATCACAGATGAGGCGCGCCAAGCCTGCGCGGAACTGCTCGCCATTGCTAAGTACCTTGAAAGGGCGTAACCAGGCGGGCACATCGCCTAGCCCTACGGCAGAAAGAGCAGAGGTTACTTCATTCATTGACTTGTTGGGGGCAATATCCTCAATAATAGGTAGGTTAGGATTCCAACCCTCAGTAAGGTTGGTAATACCGCTTTCCCATATTTGTTTGCCTATAGAGGATTTTCCACTTCCTGAAGGACCAACGATAAGTCCTATTTGCCACCCTTCGTCCTCTATGGGTAGGTTGGCCGTATGTTCCCAGGTATGCCCACTTTCGGCATTGAAAAGGGACTTTACTTTTTCGGCGCGAAAGGTTTTGAAATTTTCGCTGGTGTGTTTGATTTTGATTTCCATTATACGCTGACTACTTTAAGGTTAGTGAACCCCATTTTTTGGAGTTTCTCAAATAATTCTTTTTGTTCTTGTTCGCTACTTACTTTAATGATGATAGCGTGTTGTTCTTTGTACTTGAATTTTGCCATTTGTTATTTTGATTATTCAGAAAATAGTTGTACTTTTGCAGTACCACACAAATGATACGAGAAAACCCGAAAACCCACAGAAGACATATTGTCCTCCGCAGGGCTTTCGGGTTCGTATTAATTTGTGTGGTAACTTATTAATTTGCGGAGGACATTTTTACTGCCTATCCTCCTATTTTAGCAGTGTTTAAACTTTTTTTAAATGCTGTTTAAACTTCACCGAAACGGCTTGTATTTCCAACATATATAGATTAACAAGGCGAGTAGCAATAGCCAAAGGGTATGCCTTACGGGGCCGCTTTTGACTTGTTTGTTCACCTGTTTGAATTGTACATATTCGTGTTTTTGCGCTTCAGATTTAATGCGAGTGTATGAATTATTATAAAGGGTACTATCAGCCTGTTTTAGGCTCTTAGAATGGGTGCTTGTAGTACGTAGCTTAACCTTTCCGTTTGTTACCCTTATGGTCTCGGTATCGCCGTCACGAATGCGGGTGTAGATGAGTTCACGGGGGTTGCCTATACTATCGGTAAGGCTTTCTAATTCAAGCTCAAAGGACGAGTCTGACAGGTCGGACAAGTCCGTTTTGCGACCTTAATAGACAAAGAGCTGTGAACTATCCTTGTAATGGATAAAGTGCTTTTTCTGTATTTGCCTTTGAGTGTGGGTTTCTACTTTTTTGGTTCTGCACCCTACGAGGGCGAGGAACGCTAATAATGCAATGATTATCTTTTTCATACCTATTTTTCTTGTTTCCTAATTTCTTTTTCAAGCCACATTGTACCCTCTTCTAACTTGGTAATAACAAGTGATAATTCTCTTGTCCGTGGCAACTGTTCTACTTTTGCAAGTAGATTATCAAAATCTTTCTTTAGTTCTTTAACATTTGTCATATCTAATACTTTTAAATGTTTTTGTATTCGTCTTTAGCGTTAAAACAAGGACAAGCTTTGGCTACACCAGGGAAGTCACGGTGCCCTAAAATCTCGGCTTCGGGGTATAGGGCTTTGAGTTCGGTAAGAAGTTTTTGTAAGGCTTCCTTTTGGGCATCGGTACGGGTGTCTTTGGGTTGCAACGTGTTTTTGTCAATGCCACCGATGTAGCAGATGCCGATGCTGTCCTTGTTGTGTCCTTCTACGTGGGCAGGTATTTTATTGACGTCTCTGCCCTCTTCAATCGTGCCGTCGATGCGGACGATGTAGTTGTAACCTATTCCTTCAAAGCCACGTTGGCGGTGCCAAAGGTCGATGTCTTTGGCAGTGTGGTCGCGACCTTCGGGGGTTGCCGAACAGTGAACCACTAAGTAACGGATGTTGCGGGTGCTTTTTTTCATTTTTTTAAATATTAATATCCCATAGGAGCACGATTATTTAAGTCTGAAATCTGGTCACTTAGACGTCCTGTTCTCTCCTCTAAAGCCCTTATAGTATCAAGAATATTATACCCGTTAATTAACACACTATTAGCATTTAAGCTTATCTCTTGGTTAGCGGCGAGGTCGATTCTTTTATAAGGGCCAATTGAGAATATGCTGTCTGGTTTACCAGACTTTCCTCGGTATCGAACTTCGTTAGCTTCTACTAAAAATGTATCAAGAAACTCACCTACAAGATTTTGAAAATACACACTTTTATTGACGTAAAAGTGCATATAATCCCCCCTAAATTCAAAATTTTCTGAAGCATAAAGATACATTTTTTTCGCAAAGGCTCTAAAGACTTTATCCTCCTTTCCAATCGAAATTTGGTCATTTTCATAACGTATAATCTGTGCGAGCTCCTCAAGAAATTTAGCCTTACTCTCCTTCCATTCTTCAATAGACTTTATATTAGGGGTATCTGCCAGGTCATTATAGGAGATAGCATTCTCATCTATTACCTCATCCCCGGCCATTAATTTAATCCTCCCATTTTGCACGATAATATTAGTAGGAATATTGCTGACAAAGTGGCTCACAGGGATACTGGTGAGTAAGTTGTCTTTTTTGTCACGAAGCTCTAGATTCTTACTTGCCTTATTATATGTCAATTTCGTCCCCTCGTCATCTAAGAACATTAGGGAAATACGCCTTACTACGTTGTTACCTTTCTTGAATTTAAGCTCCGTAGTATTCTCGTCCAGCTCTATATCGTAATCCTCAAGAAGGTCTAATTGTTGCTTGTAGGCATCGGTAAAGTCATTCGTGGATAGCCCTTTCCCTGCTTCCTTATCTACTTTCCCATCAAACAGCCCCTTATGAGCTTGGCTATCTGTTAGATGGTTGCGAAGCTGTTCGGCCGAGGCGGTACCCTGAATAGCATTCTCCAAGCCCTCTATAGAGTCCATTGGAATCTTTTCGGACTTATGCCAAAAGCTGTCTATCCACGCCCAGAAGTGTTCTTGTTTTGGTTTTCTGAAATTAGAAAACCATTTCTTCAATGTTGCAATTGCTGTCATAATCTTTCTTTTTAAATTTTTAAACATTATTTTTTATTATTAAAATCCTACGTATTCAATGAATTGTACTACACGATAAGGAGGCATATTATTGTGGGGTTGGTCACCTCCTGTAGGCTCTATTCTCATTACATTCCTTCGGTTCGGGGTCACCTCCCAAAAGTCCATATTGAAGGCTGTACCATCACCTCTACTATCTGAGTCACTACCTGAACCATCATTCACAGCATCGTGCTTGTGACTTGGCATTTCCCCCACAGTAAGTTGGTGAGAGCGTTCACCACCACTTTGGTTGAGTGCATTAAGGCGATAGTCTTGTGAGTCTTCGGGTTTCTTAACATAATCGGGGTCAAGACCAATAGGCATTTTGCCTCGTAAGTTCACGTATTCCCTCCAGCCTGCGGGTATTTCATTCGCTGGTTTACCCCATATGGCGATGAGTCCAATAGGCACGGCTTGCTTTTGTTTTTTTAGTTTTTCTACTTCATCTTTCAAATCTTCAAGGGCTTTGTTCTCAGCTTTATTTTCTCCTAAATATTGGAGATTGTACACACGCTTAAAGTCTTCCCAATTAAAAGTCTTTTCAGGAACAGACCTACCAAAGGCTACACTTCTAATAATTTCCAATGGGCGTAGGAATCCATCTTCAAAGGTTACCTCATTGGTTACTTCTTTGATAATAACAGTATCTCCTTTCGCACCTCCCTCAAATGGGAAAAGTTCGCCATTTATATAGACAGTACCTGGGGTGATGGTGTTGCCTACCTCCTCGCAACCTGAGATAATAGCCTTATTGCCTGCCATACTTCCTAAGCTGTTGAAGAGGCGGTAGCTATTTTGCATAAAAGCAAGGAATGCTACATCAAAGGGGTAACCCGCATTATGTTCTGTATTTATTGTATTCATATTATTAATGTGTTATCTCTATTGTCCATCTCTTGCCCGCGAGTTTATAAAAATTCACAAGGGCTTCGAGTTTATATCTATCATATTCCAAACCTTGTGGTAATACCACTATAAAATCTACTCCCCCATCTATATATGCACCTCTTTGGTAGAGGAAGACTTTACCAATGTACAAAGGTCTATTAGCGCTTCTCGGATAGATATACAACCTTTGATTTTGCCTGCCGTCTTCTATCTTAATACGTCTTAGCTGAGGGTCAAATTCATCATTGAGAGCCTTTCGAAGGTAGCATACTTGACTGTTGTGTGCCAAGTTATACAAGTCTCTTTCTCTATGTACTTTAAAGTCATCTAATAACTTATTCAGAGGCATTGCTAATGTCCTTAGCCACGCTATGAGCTTTGGCTTTCGCAAAAAGGTAGGGGTAAGCAGTACGAGCAGTTTGTCGATGTTTAGGTTATACATTGCTAAAGTAGGTTATATCGTTAAAGTTATCAATGGTAAAGTAGCCTGCGGTGGGTATCTTGCTTATCTCTATCGTTTCAAACGCGCCATACTCGCCACTACTGGTGATGTTTTTGCTTTGTGCTAATACCAAGTGGGGTATCTTCACTCCCTCTGCTTGTTGCAGCGCATCAATAAGGTGTGCTAATACGAGCTCACCATTGAACGGCAACCTTTTTAAGTAGCTTTTTATAGCCTCTTCTACTGGGTGTGTAGCGTGTAGGATACTTTGTCCGTTGCTATCTAATACAAGCGGGTCATAGACGATTTTCATTTGCAGGTGTAGTATATCGGGAAGGTAATTTACTACCGATAGGCGTACCCCTGCGTCTTTTATCTCCTGTAAGTAGGCTTCAAAGGCTTGCTTTTGGGCATCGGTAATTGGTTGGAGCGTGTCGCCTTGTTCTCCTGCTATTTTTACTATCAAACGACCTTCGTTTTTACTCTCTATCACTGCCGAGTACTTCACTATCTTACTTGCCTCTATCTGTTCCTCTGTGTGTCCCTGGTTATTGAACTTATCGCTGTCAGTTAAAAGGTCAAAGCCGTATTGGAAGGCAAGGGCTTTACTTCTGTACCAACGTGCTGTATGTGGTTTGAATTCTGCCAAACGTTTGTCTATATCCGCTCTATGTAGGTCAAAAATTTTTTCCATACTCCATATTGCTACGGCTATGATGTACACCCACAATCGCCATATAGCTACTTTGGAAGTACTATTGAGCTCGCTCAGTGCAGGCTCTTGTGTCTTGGTTTGGTAGATGAGTTCTTGTATTTCTTGAATAGTGCGTGCCATAGTTATTGTTGTGTTATTACAAAGTCTAAGTTAATCGCCCAAATGCTGATACCCTCAAGGCGCTCCAAGACTTGTTTGTCTTCTTTGGTGAAAGCCGTAGCAGGCTGGATGTTCTTAGCCGTATAGTAGGCTAATATATCTTTGTTTCTTGCTCCCTCTAAAAGAGGAGGGACATTAAGGGAGGCGCCCGCTACCATATCATCAGTAACGTTCTTTTCATTAAGTACGGCCAACTCAAAGATACTCTCAATGGTGCCCATATGCTGTAGGGCAAGGTCGAGAAGGCTTTGATTATGTAGGGCTGTTATTGTCATTTTGCTTTACCATTTAACTGCTTGTACTTCTTAAGTTCGGTAAGAAGCTCTTCTACTGAGGCTTCTAAGTCCTTAATGCGTTGGTTAGCGTGTTTGAGTTCCTCAATAGCCTTAGCGTACTTGGTGCCTAAGTCTTCTATCATCTCTCGGTATATCTTCACAGCCTTATCTACATTGTCAAGTTCGGAGGTTTGTAGCTCCATTTGTTGCTTAGGGCGACCAAAGAACCAACCCGCTAAGCCCGATAATACCATACCGATAAACGAACCAAAATGCTCTTTAAGTACTTCTGTTATCCATTCCATTGTGATATGTGTTTTTAAGTTATAGTTCCTTTTCCTACGCTTGTTGTTGTTCCCGTTTGAGCGGCTGCCGTTCCTGCTGTGCTTACCTGTATGCCTGCTTGCACTGTTACCTCACCACCTTTAACAAAGGTATCAATAAGGCTTGCTAAGCGTTCGGCGTACTCTTCTATACTTGCATCTGTTTTGGTGAGCATATCCTGTTGTAGGCGGATAATGCCTTGTTTGAGGGCTTGTTTGTTTAGTGCCATAGTGCATTTATTTTGTTGTTAATATCATCAAACTTCGCTACATTCTGCGGGGCAAAGTTGCCAGTACCCGCAGGGGTTTGAATGATAGCGCTTTTAAGCTCTATTAAAAGGTCGTTTAAAAGGCTTTTAAAATCGGTTTGTTCGTTCTTGATTTGAATTTTACCATTTTCAATTTTTAAGCTAAACCCTTCCGAGGTGCATTCGACCTTATCCAAAGCGGAACTTCCTACTACTATAGCTGTTTCTTTGTTAATAAAAGCCACACATACCAGCGACCCTACTTTAGGTTGGAGGTAGAAGCCTCCTTGTTCCATATTCACTACCAAATACACATCATAAATAGGTGAGGATCCATCCAAAGGCTCTACATCAGCTGTTTGGTTTTCCTCATCTACAGAGGTTACCTTACACACTTTGGCGTATAGCTCCTGCCCCGTATTGGCTAATTGTTGTATCAGTTCTTTTATCATAGTGCTTCATTGTCGGCAGAGACTCTCTGCCCTAATTCAATCTTTTGTCGGTAGCCGTTGGTGCCAAAACTAATCTCATTCTTTTTCACTAAATAAGTACCACTATTGCCGTCGGAGGCAAGGATTTCCACCATATCGCACTTGCTTACTTCGGGCACGCCAAAGGTTTCAAACGAGCCCTTAAAACCACTTTGCCTGTAGCGTTCCAAAGCCTGCATTGCGTACTTCTTTAGCTCCTCCTCTGTCAGTCCATCTATGCGGAGCTTTATTACTTCTCCGTCTTTGTCACCATATTCGTAGGTGAGTTTCTTATGCTTGGCGTTAAAGCTCTGTGCCTCCACTCGTACCCTTATATCATCTTTATCACGGTAAGTAAAATCCTCACTGATGATATTTTTGCCGTGCTTAAAAAGGTGTTTTTCGCGATTGTCTATAGGGTAAGCTAAGCCGATATACAACACCGATTCTCCGTCTATAAGCCTAAAGTAACTACTCAGCATTACCTTGTCTTTTAGCTCTTGCAACTCTTGCGATACGTTGGGCTGGGTGATACGCCAGGTTCCTACTTGTATATTATCATCAATGAGTTTGTAGCTAATATTTGTGCCTTTGAGCAGATGTTCCACTATCTCTTTGAGGGTAGCGTTCTTAAAGGCTTTAGGCACGACCTTTAGTGATTTGAGTAAGAACATACCGTCTTCACATTTTATGGTGATAGGCACTTTGGCATCTACCGAACGGATATAACCCGCAAAGCGTACCTTTAAGTCATCATCATAACCGAGCTCTACCGTAATGCGGTCGCCTCGCTTGATTGGGGGTGTACCTTTTTCACTTACCCACCCCTGCCATTTGATGTTACGGGGCAACTTCAATTCGCAAGTATCGGTAAGGCTACTTGTATCTTCTACGATGTTACATTCCGAAAGAGCCGTAAATACCCACTTTTGCTCGCCCTCTATCGTTATTCTACTTACTAATCTTAACATACTCGTCTTGCTGTATTTGCTTTATTTCATAGGGTTCGTCTGATAGCATTTGTATCTGTACGCTCTGCCTATTGCTGTGTGTTTCCTGTTGTAAGGAGAAAGAGGTAACTACTGCCGACTTGATGCCGAACGCATAGAGAAAGTCGCTTTCTACTTCCACTGCTTCAGGAGTAGTGAGTAGTTTGCGCAAGGTTTCTACCTGACTTAGTGGGTATTCCTGCTTTGGCAATAAAAACGCCTCGTCAGCTTGCTCTCCTGGTTCGCCTTCATAATCGGTAATGGCAAGGTCAAGGGTAATGCCGTAATCACCATTGCTGATATACTCCTTAATCGTGCCGTCACGCCCTTGTAGTGGAGTCGTTACAATATTGCGCTCTTGGGCGACAGAAATAACCACTTCTTGAAAGAGCAAACTATAGCGTTCTCCCTTGTAGTGAGTACTCATTCGCAAGGAGGTCAGCCAAGGACGATTGAGTAACTCCTGCGTTACGGGCATATCCCCATCAAATTTCTTTACCTCTAAGGGCTTGCCCGTTTGCATACCAAAGCGAAAGGCCAAGTTTAAGGCTACAGATTTAGCAATCGTTTCGGGTTGGGGTTGAAAGTTAAAGTGTATCATATTCGTTAATCATTAGCCCCTGCAAAATCGGCAGTAGCAGTTAGTAACACTTCTCTTACAGCTTGCAATAGCTGTTGCTTATCTATACCTTTATCGGTATTCATATACACGTTAAAATTATCCATCATCTTGCCAATGGTAAGGTTACGCACTTTGTTTTCACTTTTTCCTTTGTCGCCTCCGACCCCCGTACTATTCATTGTCCTTTGGGTAGCTACTCCCCCCACTGTAGGTACGATAGGTTGGTTTTTGGAAAGTTCAAAACTATCTTTATTCTCTACTACTGTTACTTCTTGGGGCTTATCATCCTCTTGCGCATTTGCTTTTTCTTCATTGGAGACCAGATCCATATTCTTACGAAATTCCTCCACACTTCCTGAAGCATTTGCTGCCCATTCCCAACCGGTAAGCTCTGCAACCCAACCGAGTATCTTCTGTAAGGGTGCCATTATTACATCTAATAACACAGTACTAATACGCCTAAATCCTGCTAAAATACCTTCAGATTTAAAGGCTTCTACTATGCTATCCCAATGTTTTCCTATTAAAACGATAGCACTAATCACCCTACCTATTGGTCCCAATAGGAGTAACATCGTACTCCCAAAACTATCATATTTAGCTATAGCAAGGCTAATATAGCTGATAAGTAGAGAAATGCCTGTAATGACGAGAAATATAGGATTCATATTCATTACGACATTCAGTATACCCTGTGCTACGGCCATTGCCTTGGTTACTCCCGCCCAAATAGTTGTTTTAACCGACAGAATATCAGCCCATAGGGCAGCGAGCTTTTCGGCATTGGTTAAAAAATTAATTCCATTATAAAGTGCCACCACCAAAGGTATTAGGTTTGTCATATCTTTTACGATATTACCTATAGCCCCTGCATAGCCAAAAGCCCCACCCGTTGCATTGAAAATAGAAATCTTAAAGTCTTCTACTTGGGCGGTAAGGCGTGCGTTCTTTTCGGCAGTACTCTCCATAATTACCCCTGCTTGCTCTACCGCCGAGTTAGTACCTTCTATCTTTTTAGTCATCGCTTCAGCTTCGTCTGCCGTATTGATAAGGGCAATAGCTGCTGCCATATTCTCTTTGCCAAATACTTTGGTCATCAGTGCCGTATCTCCTTGTATTTTGCGCAAAGTCTTGAGGCGTTCGTGTAGCGGTATGCTACTATCGGCTAAGTAATCAGTGCTAATACCCGCCTCACGAAGTCCGTCAGCGGCGAGCTTGGAAGTAAATCTACCCTCTGAAAGAGTAGTGAGTACGTTACGTAGGGCAACCCCTCCCTCACTTCCTTTCTTTCCTGCTTGGTCAAGGAGCTGAATATAAGCGTTGGTTTCGGCAAATGATAGACCAGTAGTCTTTGCCACCATCCCCACCTGCTCTAATGCCTGCTTGATTTGAGGGAGTTCAGCCGAACCATTTTGGGCAGCTGCGGACATTACGTTCATCATCTCGGTCATCACCTTTGCCGCCTTGATAGGGTCTTCCATACTTACCCCAAACTGGTTCAGCGAGGTATTGAGTACATCAGTAGCGGCTATGGTGTCGCCTCCCATTTGCTTAGATAGGATATTCACATTCTCACCCATCAGCTTCATTGCCTCGCTATTCTTGGCGATGTCGGGGCTAAGCTGTGAAAGCATCATCTTATAGGCTTCCACGTTATCTACTGCCGAAGTACCAAAGGTTTTAGCGGTATCACGCGCCGCCTGTTCTATAGATTTCAGTCCCTCGCCTGTAACCCCTGTGATAGCCGAAAGTTCGGCGAGGTTCTTTTCAAGGGAGATACCAGGGGCGTATAGGTCGGCTATAGCAGTGGTGGCTCTATCTGTTAGACTAAGAAGTGCCTCTAAGTTCAAATTAGATAACTTGGTGCTTTCTTTTACAGTTTTAGCCACCCCCTCAATAGCTTTTGTAGTGTTTTCGGCGAAAGTATTAAGCGTCTGATTAATTTGGGTAATTTCAGTTTGTAGTATATCAATGTTTTTAAATAAACCGACAAATATAGCCGACACATCATTCCCGCCCGCCACATTAAAATTTATTCGGAAATTAAACGTGTTATTCATTTTAATTTTGTATATTTGCTGTGTTAAACATTGTTACTTATGAAAGCACTATTTTGGCTCGTTTACGCTTTATCTTTTATTGTATTTGTTATAAGTTCTGTACTGTGGAACCTTTACGAGGTAGGGTCTGTTAGTATATACATCAGCTTGTTTATATTTTTCTTTTGCTTAGTATATAGCAACACCTACCCCGATAGGGTAAAACTACCCACCCATAAGCACCTTAAATAATTCGGCTTGATTCTGCATCCGCCAGTGCTCTAGCCACATTGCCTGCGCATAGAGCTTACACCACTGGCTGGCTTGCAGACTTTCGGGCTCTACCCCAAAGTTAGCACGAATCAGTGCGTCAGCTTTCCATTCTTCTTTCTCACTGGGCTCACTCTGTAGTGAGCCTATAAGTTTTTTGCGGTTGCCCTCGTTTTTTGTACCCTCACCATTAGGGCTTCTACAGCTTTGAGCTTGAGCAAATCACGCTTTTCAATGGCTCCATCTGCTTTTACTACGTAATTCACGTATGCAACTTGTGCCGCTTTCACCTCGTCTGTCTTAGAGATTTTGGTAATAGCTTCTAAGTGTTTGAAAGTAGGCTCTTTGAATATCACTTGATGAGTCTGCCCATCGGCTTCTACTTCCACCAATACCAACTCGCCGTGTTCTTCTTTAAGGGATTGTATTTCGGCTTCCGATAGCCCACAAATAGTAGCGGGCTCAGTAGTTTTGTTGTTTTCTACGGATGTGTATTTATCTTCCATTTTTACTTCTTTTTAATACTTGCTTGTGGGTGCTATCCACTAAATGCTTTTATCTACTACGTGGCTTACAATAAGAGGTAATTCTACTTCTTTGTGCATATCGCCCTCCTTCCATTCAAAAGATGTTTTTTGAAACTCACAATTCTTTAGTATATGGGTTACCAAGGGCTGATTATCGGGCTGATAGTTCACCGTGATAGGGAAAGGTGCAATGCGGTGCAATTGTCCTTTAGGGGCTTTGGCTTTCAGTGCCATTGCCGTTGAGGCAAGCACTGTAATAGAAGCGGTAGTCTTCACTCTACCATACCCACGACTCACAGGGTGGCGACCTGCACCATATACGTTCTCTTTTTCCTGCTCCTCTTCGTACTTTATGGCAACAATACCCGTAACGGGTACGTCCCCTATAGTGCAGATGATATCTGCCCACCCGTATTCTCTTCCGTTGATAAGGGGTTCTAATTCTAACATTTTTAAAGTGCTTTTTAAATGATTATTAAATTGCTATACATTAAGTGCAAAGCCTATAGCTACTTCTATCTCACGCATAGTGCCTACGGGTACTATTTTGAGTACTACCTCTAACTTAGAGGTTTGCAAAATGCGCTGACGAGGGTTGATATACATCTTATACCCGCTGAGCTCTCCGTTGCGCTTCATTGCATCCAAAGGCTCCTCACAAAGGGCACTAATAGCCGATACAGTGGCTGTTTGCAGGTTACCTGTGTCGGGGTCAATATAGGCAGGCCCTGAAATCTTAGGAACGAGTACGCGGTTGAGTTCACGGATAGCCTTGTCGATGGTGCGGTTATTCTCTATATAGGCAAAGTCGCTGGTAGTAGCTGTAGCAGTGAAGCTATCGTTGAAATATGTACCCGCATTGCCTGCATACTGGGTAAGGAAAATATACCCTTTGCTGTGCAAGGCTTCTACTTGTGCAGGGGTTAGGCTGCCAAGCTTGGTCCCGTCGGCTAAAGCGGGTACATCAAGCTCAAGGGAACGCAGTACATCGCCTGTAAGGGCTTTATCGTAAGCTGTGCTCACTAAGTTCTGCTTTTCTACCCAGCCAATGCTTTCGTGTACGCTGGCTTTGGAAATAGCTCCAAGGGCAGCTCCTATACAACCCACTGCAGGGGTAGTTTGCGCGATATAAGCCCCACGCCCTGCTCCGTCTTGACCTATAACCACGCTGACCAATTCTGCGTTTTTGGTATGCAAATCGGGCAAGTTGGCTACATCCTCAGTTTTGAGCTTAAAGCTATAAAGTATGCTCAATGGGGTGATACGTTTGGCCAAGTCTTTCGCTATGGTGTTCAGCTTTGAAAGCGCATTGTCCAAACCCGACAACTCGGTTTTGAAGTCGCACACGGCCACTTGGCGGAGCTTGCCCTGTGCAAAGGCTTGCAAAGTCTTTACCTCTGTATAGTTGCCGTCGGAGCTTGCTACAGACTGCACATAGAGCTTTGCCCCCTCATTGATACGAAAAAACTCAGTGATATGATAGTGCAATACGGGGTTTGTATTTGGGAAAATCCCCTTACCATTGAGTTCCTCTACCGAAAGCAATAAGGTAGGGGCAACGGCCGTTTCTCCATAGACGATAAGTCCAGAGATATGATCCTCACCCGCGAGCTCACGCCCTAATCCTCCGTTTTTTCTGATAAATTTTACTCCGTTCATTGTTTAGCGTTTGTTAAAGTTTTTAGGTTTGAGTTCAAAGCTGGGCTTTGTTTCTTCTGAGGGCTCTGGACTTTCTGAACTATCAGAGTTTTCTGAGGGCTCTGAGCTTTCTGAGGGCTCTGGGTTTTCTGAAGGCTCTGAGGGTTCAATGGCTTCTACTGTTTGAGGCTTCTGTGTTTCAGTAACGACCTCATTTTTTACTTCCTCTTTTTCTGTAGCTTCTTCTGTACGTACTACTTTTTTTACCTCTTTATTTTTGAGGGTTAGGGCATAGTTTTGCGCGCCATTTTCGGTGTAGAAGTATTTGCCGTCAGCGGTTTTGTAGGCTACATCTAAATTGGGGTTATCATTGAATATGGTATTCATAGGGTTTCTGTTATTAGTAAGGGGGGAAGGTTGCAGAAAAAAGCGTGCTAATTGAGTTACTTTGGGGCTTTTCTGAGGCTTCCCTCCTTTTTGGGTTAAACATTATTTCAGTGCAGCAATGTACTTTTTCTCCAAAGGCAAAGCAATAAAGTAGTGGCGATACGCCAATAGGTTTGCTTGGTTTTGGGTATCTTGCTTAGCTTCGGAATAATACTGCTTAGTGAGCCCTGTTTTTTTGCGTACGGCATCTACTACAAAGGCTACTGAAGCGGGTTTATCGGTACTTGTAGGCACTTGGTCGAAAGCGATTTTTTGTCCTGTGGCATTGTAGTGAGGGTGCTGTTCGTAGGTTTTAATTTCAAAGCCTGCAATCACAGGGGCTGTTTGTCCGTTGCGATAGTTGATAAGCTGGTCACCAAAACGCTCTCTGTCCTTGAGTAGGGAATTGTAGTGGTCGTAACACAATACAAGTCGGCGACCTTTGAGAGGCCATCCTGCTTTATCGCATTTTGCTTTGAGGGCTACAATGTCGTTATAGGCACATTCAGTACCCGCAATAGTGAGGACTGGTGTAGCAGCGGTGTTTTGGTCGGGAGCGATAGCGTGTAGTGCTTTCTTGAACTTAGTAACGCTGATCTCATTAGTGTGGCTACGGGTAACCGCATCAATTTTGTTGTAGCTTGCCCCGATGGTTTGGTCGTCGGTAACCTTAGTAGGTTTTGTTTGATACTTGTCCAATTTTACCACGACTTCGTTTTCGGTGTAGTCTTGGATAGCGAGGGGGTATGTACTGTTATTAATAAGTACATCGGGTTTGAACTCAGTAGTAGGAATGTGAATTACGTTGTGTTCGCCCATTTGGGTTACATCGCCATCAAGTTCTTGCACGCCGTCTAAGAAGTCGGCATCGGCTCCTTGTGAAAGGGTTTGTCGTACGCGTGCCTCCCATATTTCTGGAAAATTCATTGCCATAGTTATTTTTGTTTTTAAAAGGTTTTTAAATATTATTTAAACGCTTACTGTGTTACGGGGTTAAATAGAAGCAACTAATTTTTGGTAGGCTTCAGGGTTGCCGTTTTTGAAAGCCAGCTTCTCATCTAAGGAGAGCTTTTGGAAGTCCTCCATAGTAGCTACTCCTGTAGTGCCCGTAGGGGTAGTAATGCCAGCGGAGAAAGTATTCTTAGCGGGGATCCCCTCCAGTGTAGCCTTAGCCAATTCAAAGTTCTGCGCAGCCAAGTCAGCAAAAGTCTGACGCTTGTCCGCTGTGATTTTGCCACTCTTAATAGCCTCGTCAAGCATTTGTGCCGTGAGGGCTTCTCTTTGGGCTTTTTCTTTGGCTACATAGGCGCTAAGTTGTTCTTCTGAAAGGGTGAGTTTTTCTTTGAGCTCATCTCTATCCTTGGAGAGTGCCAATATAGCGGATTCTATTTCATCTGCTGATAGCTCCTTAGTGCTGGCGCTCATACCTAATGCGACTAAGGCTAATTGTGTAAGTTGTATCTTCATATCTACTGTGTTAATAGGGTTTGTTTTTGAAAAAGACAAGCAAAGTTCCTTGATCTGCTCCTCGGATATCTCTACTCCGTCCATCTGTAGGCGTAAGGCATTAGCATTGCTCGGTATGGGCACTATAGAAGCCTCAAAGAGGGAACATTTTTTAAGGAGAACAGCCCCTCCCTCATAGGCCAAGTCCTTTTTATGAAAAGCAATGCCCATACTTGCCCCTCGGATGACACCTCTTTCCACCTTACCTGCTATCATTTTAGCGTTTTCGTCCTGCATATCAAAGAGAGGTTCTGCAAAGAGTTTCCCTTCCTCTAAGACAACGTTCTGCCAAGAGCCGATGACACTATGGTTATTCTGATTGTGTCCGTCCAACATTACGGGGTTGGCCAAGAATCGCTCTAGGCTGATACCAGCCGATAGTATGTGAAAGCCATAGGAGTTGGCTACCTTTTCATCATTGAGTACAAACCTGGGCATATGCTTTTCTTTTTGTTTTTTTGATTTCTGGCGCAAAATTAAGGAGCCTTTTTTGCCCCCGCAAAAAGTGGTAACCTCCAGTAACAACATTGTTACTTCCGGTAACAACTCTGTAACCTCTGGTAACAACTTTTTGTTTTTCCAATATTCAATCCTCAATTTTGCATTCTATTTATGATATTATGGCAAAAACAAAAGACGCTGTTCGTATCAAGGCAGAACAGTATTATATTGAAAATATTGAGGTTACTCAAGCAGAAGTAGCAGAGCTCTACGGAGTACGTCCAGCCACTATTGGTGAGTGGGTTAAGAAGTACGATTGGGAGGATAAGCGGCTGAACTTCCACGCTTCACCTACGATTATCAAACAGAAGTTACAAGCTGAGACCATTAGGGTAACGAACGGACAAGAGCCTACTTTCTCAGCCTCTGATGTAGGTAAGTTAATGGATGCCTTAGGTAGGTGCGAAACGCAGGCAGACCCCACCACAGTGTATAAAGTACTGAAAGAACTGGATATGTTTATATCACAACAAGATGCGGGCTTTGCCGCTCAATGTACCAAGTATCACAAACAATTCTTACAACTAAAAATTAAAAATGAGCAAGAACGATAAAATATACGCTAAACTCTTAGCCGATTACGACAAGCATTGCCTGCTGATTGCTAAGGCTACTTCGGTCAATATACACGAATCAGCCAAAGAGAAAGCCGCTCGTATTAAGAACTTAGAGAGCGATTATGTGCGCTGGTTTGAGTACTACTTTCCCAGCTATGCTAAGTGTAAATGCGCGTGGTTTCACGCTAAGTTGGCTAAGCTTATAGTAGGTAATAAACGCCTACGCTTACTCTCTGAGATGTATCGTTCGGCAGGAAAGTCTGTACATATAGATATGGGAATACCGTTGTACTTGTATTTTGCAAAGAATGATTTGCGATTTATGCTCTTGGTAGGAGAAACAGAGCCCAAGGCTAAGAAACTCCTTTCAGGCATACAGGCACAGCTGGAGCATAACAACCGCTTGCAGAATGATTACGGAAAGCGCGCTTCAGTGGGGGACTGGTCGGATGGTTCATTTGTTACTAATGATGGGGTGCGCTTTATGTCCATAGGTTTTGGGCAAAACCCGCGAGGGGCACGAGAGCAATCAGAACGCCCTGATTATATCGTAGTAGATGATGTGGATAGCAAGAAGTCTATCCATAACGATAGAATCATGCGTGAGAGTGTGGACTATATCACCGAAGATGTATGGGGGTGCTTTGACAGTGAGAATAACGCTACAGAACGCTTTGTATTTGCCAATAACAATTTCCACAAAAACTCAATAACGAATCGCCTTAAAACTTATTTTAACGAGGTGATTAACACCCCTAAAGAGGAGGCTAGTTATGAGGATAGTCCACAAACAACTTTCAAAATATTGAGTGTTTGTGCAGTAAAAAACTTACAGGATTTTACCCCCGAATGGCCTGAAAAGACTTCGGCGGAGTACTGGCGTAATAAGTTCAAAAGTATGCCCTACCGCTCTTTTATGAGGGAATATATGCACACACATATTGAGGACGGAGCAATCTTTAAGTACGAGGATATTCAGTATAAAAAGGCGCTGCCACTGAGCAAGTATGATAACCTTTGTTTTTATGGCGACCTTTCGTATAAGGAAAACGCCGACTATAAAGCCCTAATCTTGGTGGGTAATATAGGCAAGGAATTTCATATACTACTGTGCTATATGCAGCAAAAAAGCCGTGCGCATTGTGCCAAATGGCTCTATGACCAGTACGAGTGTTTCCACTTAGACCGCTACAATGTACGTTATATGATTGAGGGACTTTTTGCGATGGACGAGTTTGTAAGCGACTTTGACCAAGAGGGCGACAAGCGGGGGTATTATATCCCTATCGTAGCCGATAAGCGAAGCAAGGCAGATAAGTTTGACCGTATAGAGAGCCTTTCGGGCTACTTCGAGCGCAAAAACGTGTGGTTCAATAGCGAGCAGAAAAACGCAGATATGCAGACCCTTATTGACCAGTTCTTAGCCTTTGAGAAAGGTTCGGGTGCTCACGATGATGGACCCGATGCCGTGCACGGAGCTTTTAAATGGCTGGTAGGTCGCAACAGGCAAAGTAGCAACCAATACGCTTTTGGGGCAAGAGTGAATAACCATTATTGATATGTTTTTAGTTAAAGAAGATTTAAAGAATAATATCTACTCCTACCAAGTGGAGCAGATAACCGAAGGGGACGATACTATAGTAATGCAGGCGTTAGATACTGCTGAGCAGGAGGTAAAATCGTACTTCTACACCAATGACAAAAAGGAGTATTTGAATGGTCGCCCTCGATACGATGCGGAGGCTATCTTTGCCAAGCGTGGAGAGGAAAGAAACGCTCTTGTAGTGAGTCTTTGCCTATCGGTAGCGAAGTGGTATATCGTGGATTTGTGCAACATTGATATTATCTACGACCACGCCAAAGAACGTTACGATAGAGCAATAGAGTACCTTAAAAGACTTGCTAAAGGAGAAGTAAATATCAGTTCGCTACCTACTCTACCTCGTACAGAGGAAAGCGAACGACAAACAACCCCTTTTCTCTTTGGCTCTCGTCTAAAATTTAACCATTAGAAAATGAAAGATATAACTGTAACAACTGAGTATGATTTGGAGGTCGTAGGAGGCGACTTTGTCGCTAATGAAAGTACTGCCCAGCACGTGGAGTTCCTTTTACTTTCCAAGCAAGGAGAGTGGAAGGAGTCGCCTATTACGGGCTGTAATATTCAGCAAGCACAGAATGGCTCTATTACCCGCACTCTGGATAGGCATATACGCATTCAATTAGAAGCAGACGGATTTAGTGCCGAAGTACTACAAATCACCGAGAAAGGTATTAACATTAAAGGAAAATACAAGTAATGAAAACCTATAAGAACTATAAGAAAACTAAGAAAGCAGGCAATAACACTCTGCAACCTACCCGCAATATTGTTCCCAAGGCAATGGCACGCACCCGTGCCGATGTACTCACGTGGAAAAATGCAATGGCAATGGCGGAGAATGTAGAGAATCCAAAAATGTTTCCATACTATAATTTGGTAAAGGATATGCTACTTGATGCGCATACTACCTCACAAATAACAAATCGAAAATACAAAACTACCTCTGTTAACTTCAGCATACAGAAAGCTAATGGAGAGACACACCAGGAGCTTACCAAAGCATTGCAAAAGTCATTTTGGTTCAATGAGATTATAAGCCATATATTAGACAGCGAGTACTTTGGCTATACCCTTATTGAATTTAATCGGGGTGATGATGATAGTGTAGAGGTGTCTCTTATACCTAGACAAAATGTAATTCCTCAAAAGGGTATAGTGCTTAAGGATTATACCGATGATAAGGGATTAGACTATCGCAATGCTAACGAGTACGGGACTTGGTTGTTAGACTTTGGCAGGGTGGGCGATTTAGGCCTTATCAATAAGGCGATACCATATATTCTTTTTAGCAGATTTGCTCATAGCTGTTGGTCAGAACTCTGTGAGATTTACGGAATTCCTCCCCGCGTAATGAAGACGAATACTCGTGACCGACAAGCCCTTGCACGCGCCGAGAAGATGATGACTGATATGGGCGCTGCCGCCTGGTTTATTATCGACGAAACCGAACAATTCGAGTGGGCAACCAATGGCGTACCCGCTACAGGTGAAGTGTATGACGGGCTAATCAATCGTTGCGAAAATAGCATCTCTCTGCTCATTTCGGGGGCTATTATAGGGCAGGATACCAGATATGGAAGTAGAGGTAAAGAAATGAGCTCACAGGATATACTACAGGATTTGGTAGATGCTGACCAAACGATGGTAGAGCAGTATATGAATGATAAAGTGCTACCTGCTCTATACGCCATCGGCGTACTCCCCGAAGAGGGCTTATCGCTCGTGTATGACCAAGTGGAAGACTTGGGCGAACTATGGACACGTACTAAGGAAATACTACCTTATAAAGAGGTCTCTGATGATTGGATTCAGAAAAAGTTCGGCATTGAGATAGTAGGTAATAAAACACCTACCACACCTCAAAAGCTCTCTTTAGATTTTTTCGACTAAGCCCCGACACTTATTTCGGGGCACTACACTTGAATCTACAAAACCAATATGCTCCTTGCGATTGTGAGGCTTGCCAAGAAGCAAGGTTATCAAACACTTCCCCCTTTGGAGGGGGGGAGGGGGAGGTTGTGCCACCAAAGAAGCCGTTAGACCTTACTAAGGTAGCTAAGAAAGCGTTTGATTATTTGCATAAGAGAGGCAGTTATAAACCCGAAGATTTAACGAAATACAAAGCCTACCGCGACCTTATTACTGCCACCGCTGAAGTGTTTAACACCGCTATCCTTCACCAAGTGCCCGATGAGATGAGAACCTATTTAGAGAAAGATGTATTTATCTTTTCGGGGCTCAAAACCCATACGCAACTCACTGAGGCACGGAGCAAACTAAAAGACGAGCAGGGCAACGTGCGCCCTTATTATCAGTTTGAACAGGAGATACTAAAACTGAATAACACCTATAACCGTAACTACTTAGAAGCCGAGTATCAATTCGCTGTACAGAGCGCACAAAGTGCTGCTAATTGGGCAAATCTGCAAGAGGACACAAGTAGGTATTGGCTTGAATATCGCACGGCAGGCGATGAGCGGGTAAGACAAAGCCACGCCTCTTTGGCAGGAATCTGCTTACCCAAAGAAGATACCTTTTGGACAGAATACTACCCGCCTAATGGTTGGCGTTGTCGCTGTACCGCTGTAGAAGTATTGGCACGTGAGAAGACTAAAAGCAACCCCGAAACTGCCAAAAAGGCAGGAGAGGAAGCTACTACCCAGATAGGAAAGAGCGGTAACAACAAACTGGCTATGTTCCGTTTCAATCCAGGGCAAGAGAAGAAAGTATTTCCACCTAATAATACCTATACCCAAGTGGTAGGGGCGGAACAAGTACAGCAGGTTTTAAACAATATACAACAAAGGCAAACACCTGAGTTGAGAAATATAGCAGATTTAAACAGTTTCTTTACAGATTTTGCCCGAAATAATACTGAAATGTTTGCTCGTGGTTTTAGTGAAATAACTATAACCACACGAGCAGATGTAAATGGTACTACCGATGCTAATGGCCTAATACGCCTTAAAGGAGATATTGTTAATAAGTGTATTGCGGCTGTCAATAATATACAAAAAGGAGTCGCTACAACATTTAGTCAAGAGGTAGCCTTATCTACCTTGCACCACGAGATTTGGCACAACACTAATAAAATAGGGTTGGTACGAATGAGCGCCTTCCAACAACAAACAATGGAATTAGCGAATGAGTTTGTAGCGCGCAAAACACTACCTCAATTCTTAGAAAAATTAGGAGGAGAATTACAAAATAGAAGTCTAATGAATGACAGGGATAATACGGGCTATAATACAATGGTAAGAAATTATGACCAACTTATTAAGTGGTCTGGGGCAAATGAAGATGAGGTATTAAATACAGTACGTGATCATCTTATCAATGGAAGATATAATAGACAAATAGAGGGGCTTTGTAATGCAATAGTAAACCACTCAACCAATAACACGGATGAGATTACGGCTACAGAACTTATTGTTGAAGCTCAAAGACTTTCAGAAAGAGAATTTAAGAAATTGTTATCCACGTATTGAAGATAATTCTCTTTGGTACAATGCGGATAGTTTATTTGAAAGCTCTGTAAGTTGATAGTTTTCAGCATAGTCCAGTAAGTTTAATATTCTCATCTGCTCTTCCGTATATAGTTTTTCATAAGAAAAAAGAAGAGGTGAACATTCTTTGTGAACTATAGCTATATCCCACATTTCTGCAGTTCTAAGGTCAATACCTTTGTAAGTGTATTCTGTTGATTCCATTTCTATGGACGTATTTTAGGCTACAAAATTACAAAACATTTTTCAATATAAAAACAAATCTTTTAAAAACTTTTCTATAACAAAAAAACTAAGCATTGCAAGATATAGAAAAATTGACCATTAAACATTATTAAAATGGACTTTAAAACCTTTTTAAACCACGTTTTAAACGATACCAAGGTAAAACTTACTGAGGCTTTCGACCGCAACTTCGAGCGTAAGGGCTTCTTTGGCAATAGGTGGCCAGAGACTAAAATTCCCAATCGCCGTGGCTCTCTAATGATGCGTACTGGTACCCTCCGCCGTTCTATCCGTAGTACCATACAGGGAACAACCATACGCTGGACAAGCTCCGCTCCTTATGCTGATATTCAAAATAATGGTGGTGAAATTGTTATAACCGCAAAAATGAAACGCTATTTCTGGGCAATGTACTACAAAGCCTCAAATGCTGGAAAGGGCAATAAAAAGAATAGAAATCTACCTATTGAGGCGGAATATTATAAGGCTCTCGCCTTGAAAAAAGTAGGGGAAACTATAACTATCCCTAAAAGGCAATTTATAGGGGAACACCCCGAAGTAAAACGTATGATCGACGAGATTGTCAATTTTAATCTAAATGAAGTTTTTAAAAATATAAAAAGATGAAAAACCTCTTAGAAAAACTCCAACTAAGGCTAGCAGAAATTCCCCAACTGAAGTATATAGATGAAAACTGGGGACAGCTGGATTACTACAGCCCCAATATGCCTGTACAGTACCCTTGTGTACTGATAGATATAGGGCAGGTACAATATAGCAACTTAGGAAAAGACCTTACCAAAACACCCCAACAACGACAAATAGCTCAGGTGCAAATCAAAATTACCATAGCTAATATGCGCCTTACCAATACTTCTCTACTAGCACCAAGAAGACAAAAGGAGGACGCTTGGTCTATCTGGACGCTCATAGAGATGATACATCAAAAGATACACGGATTTTCTCCTTTGCCTAATGTAACCCCTCTAATCCGTGCTTCCCAACAGCGAACCCTGCGTGATGATGGTATTCAAGAGTATGAAGTCTATTATTCCTGTGAGGTTCAAAATATCTAATAATCGTCTGTGAGGGCGTTTTTAATCGGCAAGCATTGCTAATTCTCCCTCTACATCAGTACTAAGTATCTTGTAGAGGGTTTTTCTTGATATAAAGAATTTAGGATAGATAAATTCACGCCATATCACCGAAATAGGAGTATATCGGCAATCGTGCTGGTTGAACTCCTGCATTACTGCTCTATATCTCAATAAGTGGTTACGGCTGTAGGGTCTGTGGGGTTTTTCTTGAATTTTCATAAGGTGATTTTCTTTGCCTGCAAAATTAAAAAAACACCCGCTTATTTCCAAATTGGATTTTAGCGGGTGTTCAAATAAAAAAAATGACACAAATCAAAATTTTCTTAGCCTCTTATATATCCTTCGTACATCATCATCGTAGCTCTCTGTTCTATTTTCTCGGTAGCGAAATTGTTCGTGCGCTTGTTGATTTTGATTTACAACTACCTCGGTGCGCTCTTGGTCATACTTGCGGAAGACGCTCATTACTTTCGGCATACTGATACGCTCGTACAGCTCGCCAAATTCGCCTGATACAATCCGCTTGAAGATTAGAGATAACTCCGATATTTTCAGGTGATGATAATCCTCCATTATCTGCTCAGTACAAAGTTCTATCTGTGCCTCCGTAAGGGGATTATTTAGGTTCAAAACCTCATTCAGGTAAATAAGCCACAGGCTAATATAACTCCGTAAAAAAGCCTCCCCTTTATTTATCTTTATCTGCACTAGGCTGTAGGTTTGTCTGCTAAGAGCATCACTTATTCCTTTTATTTTTGCGCTATGCATAAGGCAATTATTAGGTGAATAAACCCTTAAAAATTCTTTGTTTGAAATCGTCGCTAATGCTTGATTTTGACTTACTGTTACCTCGTTTTGCATTTTGTAATATCTTGTTTAATTGGGAATTAATATACTTTAAGTCTGTATTCCGTTGGTGAAACTCGTCTAACTTTTGCCAGTGTTGCAGTAGGTACTGCCAAGTGGCGAGGGCTTCTTCATCATCAGCCGAATTGCTCGTAAGATAGGTGATAATCTCCTTGAGGGCTTTGCCGTCAGCTCCAGTGAATTTTGGTGAAAGTCCAAATAGTCTGTTATAGAAGACAAACCACTCATCTAAGAATTGGGTATAAAGATTGGCTGTTTGTCTTTCTTCTTTGGTATAGGATACACTGCCATTCCATTGTTCCTGGTAACGCCCTATATCTTCCTCTTGTGGGGGTAGAATAGTTCCAATCTGCAGATATTGCTGACTGTTAAGCCCTCCTCTTTTGACTTCTACCTTCCAAAGTTCCCCTTTCTTGTAGGTGAGCTTTAGGAGGGTATGGGTACGGTGTATGGTTACTATATAGGTCATTTTCCGAAATTTAATTATCTGTCCATAAGGTAGTTATTCTTTCTATTAACTCTGTTATCTCTTTAACAAAGAGCTGTACATCCTTATCAGCTACTATTCCATCAGAAATGTCTAAAAAGACACCATTTATTATACCTTTGGCTAAAATAGTATTCTTTTTGACCTCTTTAAGAGCTATGATAATTTTTTTAAATTCCTCTATTACTTCTTCTTTATCCATCATTTAAATAGTATTTAAATATTATTCTAAATATAATCCTGTGGCTACTTGTTGGTTGTATTTACCCCCTTCAACTCCATAAAGCATAGTAAGCCGCTTTATTTCCTCCTCGGTAAGAGATTTGGATATTTTTTGTTCTGGGCGATAGATGCCCGAGCGAGCTACATATAACTTAAAAAAAGTTTCTTGCATTTCCTCACGACGTTTATTTTTAGTTTTAGCAGTTCTACAGCGGTTCACTACAGGTAATCCGTGTTTGCGCCATTGCTGGTTTAGGTGAGTTTTAAAATAGCCATAGGCACTATCCAATGTTACCCAGTCTAAATAGGACATTTGTATTGATATTTCCTTTACGCCACTATCTTTAATGCGATAGAGTTTATAATTTTTCTCTTTGAAAAAGTATTTGATTAGCTGTATAAGTAACCACTCGTCTAAGTTAGAGGAATACTTGAAGTAGTATTCTTTTTCACCTATACTATCAAGTTCAGCTTCCGGAATGTTATACTTCTCAAGTAGTTTTTTAAGCATTTTTTCTGCTGATTGCTGTTCTCCTGCTATTCCTCTTTTTACGAGTTCATAGACTTTTGCAATTTTTTCTTTTACTTTGTCGTTCATATTGTAATTTTTTATTTTTTTTAAGCCCCCCATTCTTCTTCTGTAAGTTGTTTTCCACAATCTTGACAAAAAACTGCCGTTATCTGTACCGTACAATACCCATCTATCGTCCGTAATATTTGCCTATCGTGCTTACACTCATTCCCCCTTTGAAGGGGAGAAGGGGATGTTTTCTCGTACCATTTCTCAATTATTCCACTTAAGGCTCCTATTACCTTACTGACTTCATTAGTAGTCATCTCTTTTAAGGGCTTTTGTATAGGACACCTCTTTGAGAGGAGAAACTTACCCAATCGCCCAAGGTCCGGAATCTTAGGATTATCCTCCCGTACCCAGCCTAATTCGTGGCATTTTGCCAGTAGGCTAAGGTGTTGTGTATTATAGCCGTCAAAGTATGCCTCCTTGGCATAGTTATATTTCAGCCAGTCTAATAGTTCAAAGAATTCTCCTTCAGTTAGTTCCTTGCTAGAGCTTAACTCTCTTTGAGTAAAGTCTGATAAGAATGCTATCCGTTCCTTTCTGTCATTGAACCTCTTTCCTAAGAGGTTTTGTAGGATCTTTAGTTGTCGTTTGCTAATCATAACTATTTACCAAAAAGTTCCCTATATGCAGTTGTTGTTATTTCCTCACAATCTTTTGGAATGATAACACCACAATCTTCACTTACACAAAATCCAAAGTACTTATCATTCCCGTCGAATCCTATATTACTAAATTCCTCATCCCAACCGATACAGGCATTAAGCTCGGATCTGGTGATAGTAGGCGCCTGGTCAAAATCTGCTTGTACAGCTTTGCCTTGTTTGGTGTTCAATCGAGGCGTATATTCATTTTTCCTATCTTTTACTTTTTTCCATACCTTAGTATCTACTATAGTGTCTTTAGGAAATATGACTGAGGAAATACCCCCATCTATAACCCAATAGGCTCTTCTCCAAGAGGTAAACCCATACTTATCAGCTAATACTTTTTGATATTCATAGCAAACTACCATTTTATTAGCTATTTGTTGAAACTTCTTTCCTGTCTTGCTGTCTTTTTTTGTTATAAAATACATTTTAAATCGTTTTTAAAGATTGTTTAATGATAGGGGTGTTTTACCACACCCCTAACAATCGTCCGCAGTGGCTTACCGTTAATCAATAGAGAAGTTGAAGTTAACCCGCTTCTCTATACCATTTTCAAATTTGACCATTTTGTAACCTCGTATATACATACTAGTACGTATGTCAGTGATAGACTCTTCTATGATATCCATCCCCTCACTGAAGAGTTCGCTGTTAGCCTTTGTCCTGAGGGCTCCTAACTTGCGTACCTCACGAGGGTTCAAGTTTCCTTGTGCATCTGTTTTTAGGGCAGTATTAAGGAACTCTAATAAGAGTTTTTCCCTATCACTGTCTCCTGCCAACGAAGACATAAAGGCTTTTATCTTTTTTAAACCTTCGCTCTCGGTGCCCGTAAAAGTAGGACGCACATTCCAACCAATACGAATGCTGGCAGAGCCGTCTTTCTTTGTAAAGGTATGGGAGTCCTGCTCCTCTTTTTTGTTGCCGTAGAGTTCGGCGCGAAGCTCAATAATTGCCGTTGCCTCCTGAAAGAGCCTTGCTACTAAGTCTTCTACATCCTTCCTTTGAGATAGACAGAAGTTAATGTTATTATCTACCAGTTCGGACTCCATTTCCAAGAGCGTTTCTTTGCTCTGTTGGCGTGCCAATCGTTCGGCTTTCTGTTTTTCCCTTAGCTGATCCTGTAACTTCTTTAAGTCATCGGAACTCAATTTTGTTAAATCTAAACTCATTTTATTATCTTTTTTTTGATTATCTTACTACTTTTACACTATACAATTCGTGGGTCTCTATGGGTTCCCAAGTCCCGTACTCCTTGTTTTTCCATTCCAATACCCTTTCTGGATTATATCTAAAATCGGGAGAGTCCCACTTATCCTTATTTTCCTGTATCCATTCATAAATGGTTAGTACCACTATTGGTACGCTCGTCCTATAGCCGGCGTGATACTGGTGTATCATCATACGCTCTTGTGCTGTCAAGGCTTGCAAAAAGTTGTCAAGCCTCAGTACTTCCATATATAGCTGTTTCATTACACTATTATTTTTCTTTTTTCATTCTTATCTATCATTTTCAGTAATATCTTGGGGTAGAGTGAGTAAATATTCTCCATCTGTAACTCTATCATCAGCTCTACATCCTCTCGATCGAACATCTCCTCCATAAGTGACTGACCATAATACTTAGCTATCTCACCCTCTACATACACCTCCCACTGCCGATCAAACCAATTCAGCAAATGGTCATTCTTTGCCAATATCCTTGGATCCACTGAAGTTTTCCTCTGTTGATACACCTGCTCACACCATTTTTCAAAGTACATCCCTTTTAGTTGTTCGTAAGCCCAGTACTTACAATCCAAGTAGTATAGCAGGCAGTCCCTGAATTCTTTTTGCTTTTCTATAGTTCCCATTTGTTTACTTTTTATATTCGCTTTGTGTTGGTCTACATCTATTCGTTCGGCTCGCAACCGTGGTATAACTCTGCTTTCTCCTTGTCTATGGTAAGCACCCCACCAGGACAACGACCCGACACGTTACACGCCAGACCCTCCACTTGTATAATCACCTCTGCGAGCTTCTTACAAAGCCTTGCCACCGCTATGTCGGGCTCTCCCTTTTCTTCGTGGGCGAGGAAGATAAAGAGTACATTGCGATAATTCTTTCCCCATTCCCTAAGTTTAGGGGCTGTTAGCTCGTCTTTATAAACTGTGGTATTGTCTATAATCACCACTTTAGGGGCACGTTGCTTAGTTAATGCTTTCTCTATCTCGGTAAGTTCTGTATAGGGTACTATCTTTAACTTTCTATTGTTAGGGTCAAGCCCACTGCGGATATATGCTTCTTGAAAGGACTTACTAATGCCCTGCTCGGCACTTACATACATCACCTGTTCAAACTTGCTCAAGTATTCCGCTAACATCAGCGAAAACCACGTTTTCCCCTGCTTCTCTCGCCCATAGATAATCCAAAATCCGCCTACTTCGGGATTGCCAAGAGCTTTCTCCCATACCCCCTCAAAAGGAAAGGTTTTATAGGTTTTCTCCAATAATTGTTTCCCGTATATACCTTTTATTCTTGCCATTAGCTTAACTTAATTAAATTCTCCAAATACCTAAGTCTCTTCCAATCAGAAGGGGTTACATCTTTATCATCATTCGGGTTCATACACTTACGTACGAGTTTGTCCACGTCCTCCTTTTGCTTGGCATTTACCGAAGCTACATCGCCCAATAATTGTTTATAAAAATCCTTACGATCATCAGTACCTTGAGGGACTATTGAGGTGATGTCAAAGAAGCGGTCAAATATCTCAGCATAACCTACCTTTTTATGAGCAATACCGCTCTCTATCTTTGCCCTTAGTCCATCGGCTCCCATCATATACCAAGCGCATTCCCCTTGGGTGGCATTCCATAGCTCTTTGAGTTCGAGGAAAGCGTTGTAGTCCAAGTCTCCTGCCTCGTCAAGTACAATAAGAGGCTGTTCTAAGTAGATAAGGCACATCTTGATACTTGCCTTTACATCTACATACTTTCCTGTATTATCCACCCCTATAGTCTTAGCAAGCAATCGGATAAACTGCTGTTTGGTCTTCGCTTGGGAGCAATCCACATAGAAAGCATTCTTGAGCTTACGAACAATGTGTCGGGAGCAAAAAGTCTTACCAATACCACAATCATCTACCAAGATCATTGATTTGCTATAAGTTTTGCAGTATAGCAAGTTGTCTTCAATTTCGGAGTAGACTTGTGTACGCGCTACTTTCCAAGCGTTATCCCTTACCTGTACACCCAGCTGATGAGCAATTACCAACCATTGGGTATCACTAATGAGTTTCTCCACTTCTCCTTTTTTAAGGCGGGAGAGGATAGCCCCCTTGAGGTTTAGCCGTTTAGAATAGTCGGCATCGGATCCTCCATAGTTCTCACGGTCGGAAAGAATCGCTTCCCTTACCTTGTTTTTAAAGTCTATTGATAATTTCATATAGCATATTTTTTTCTCCAATTTTTAGTATATTCTGTCCCTGTACTTGGGTTGTAGAGGATTTGTTTGTCGTCTTCCTCCATAGTGTCGTAGTCGTCCAATATTTCTACTTCCTCTGCTTCGCACGCCTCGAATCGCTTGAGATTTTCTATAACAAAAGAGCGTTTTGGCTTCGGTGTCTTGTCTATCACCCCTATAGGAGTAATCTCTTTACTTTGGTGCTGTACATAGCGTACAATGGTCATTGTATAAGCATTTTGCAGCGCCTTGATAAGGGTGTCTTCCTCTGTTTGTTCGGCTTGTGCTCTTTGGAAACGTGGCATTGGTTGCACCTCACATACATAGCGGTTACCACAGTAAGCAATTGCCTTTATAAGTTCCCCGTCATTGCCATCCAACCAATACACCTCTATATCCTTACCTTCTATCTGTTTCATTTTCTCAATAAGTGGGTCGCCTGTAAGTATCTTTCCCGCTTCGGCTATTGCCATTTTCTGTCTGTTTAAGCTGATAAAACCTTGTTTGCAACTGGTCTTAACCGAGTAACCAATATAGGGCAATATAGCGCGGTAGTTCGTCTCTGGCAGGTTTTCCAATTGGTTATTGAGAAAATATTCCCAACGGCTTACGCTTGGATCTTCATCGTGAGGTTCGTTGTTCCAATCCTCTATATCGGCAAGGCGTGCCTGCACGAGTTCATTATAAGGGATAATCTTGGTGGCACCTTTGCCCGCTTGGTTGGCTTCGTTCTTAGCAAAGGGGCGGGGGATCCATCCATCAGCATATTTTTCTTTGTTGTTACGCATCTTGCCAAACATACGTTCTATGTACTTCCCTTTAGCGTTGTTGGCTTCCACTCTTACCTTTTGGAACATATACCCCTCTCTAAGGAAGGTTTCGCTAAAGCTACTATTAAGGGAGCTTTCGCACTCCAACTCATAAGGGAGTTTTAGCCCCCATTGGTGATAGTTCCTCACTAATTGTCTGTAGAACTCAAGGATAATCCCTTCTTTGCTCTTTCCATAGACAAAGGCTGTCATACAGCGGCTGGCAATATCCACCCCGATATAGAACCATACCCTTTTTCCTTTTTCATACCAAAAGGGAGGTTGTCTGTCGTCAATGGAGAGGATAGACCCTGCTTTGGTGGGTAACTCCGTTTGTGCGTAGGGAATAAATTGCCCCATAAAGGCTTGTCGGTTTCCGCTTCTGAGATTGTAGGAGATGATTTTCTGCTCCCAACTCATCAGATAGGCTTTGATAGTACTTTCGCTCAAGGCAGGGAAGCCTGTAGGTTCGTATAGTTCTCCTGTTTCCTTGTTGAATACTTCTATATAGCCAGCCAAAAAGGCATCATATTGCCGAGATATATCGGTAGGAGTAGGCTTGTGGGTTTGTCCTACGAATAAGCCTTGTAGCACCTCTATGACACGCTCATCTACCTTTCGGGCGTTCTGCTTGCCCTTTCCGTAAGGGTCCTTGATAACAGAGAGGAGTCCATCGGTTTTAAAGGCGTTTAAAGTATTTTTAAAATGCCTTAAACTCTCAGGAAGGCTATGCTTACGACTTGGGGGCAAGGTCTCGTTAAAGCTCACTGCATCGGTAAGTAGGCTTTGAGCAAGTCCCTTGGTAGCACTCTTTTTATGCAATGCCTTGCGAATATTGAGTCGTTCCTTCTCAAGGGTAACCAAGGCTTGCAGAGTAGTGGCATTGATGATGTAGCGGTCTATCTCTTCATCGGTAAGGTGCTTGTCCCCACGTTTCCATTCACTATAGAAGCGTATCGTTTCGTCTTTTACTTGGTAATATCGCTCTAACAAATGACCTGCTTTTCGAGGATCACCCAGTGCCTCTTGTATCTCCTTGGGGAGGGTGTCATAGTCTATCAGTAGCCTACGCCCATTCCCACCCGATTGGAGTTTCTTAACACCATAAGGCTTACCTTCACTGCGGGAGATAGCACTCTGTAAGGACTTGAGCACATTCCAATACTTAGGAACCAACTCTTCCACCTCCACTGCAACTTTATTATGTAACCATAAATAGGGCATAATCTTTTCTTTTTTGCTCCCTAATGCGATTTCGCTTCGCCAACCTTTCGGTTGTCAGTCCTACTGAATTAGGGAAAAATTCGCTACCTTTGTAGCCTCAAACTAATTAAATATATCCGTATGATAAATAATGAAACAAAAGATCGTGTTCTTACTATTTTATGTAAGCAACAACGTTTTGAGTTTATGGTATCTGTCAATTTAAAAGGATTTCTTTTAGAGACAGAAACTACTTTTGACGAGTTGCAAGCTATTTTAATACAATTTCAGCGTTTAGGATTGATTTCGGATCTTAATATGCGCCGGCATTCTCCTCTGATTTATCTTACGCTTTATTTAGAAGCCCTTGAGTTTTATCAAAAAGGAGGCTTCCAAATGCAAGACGAAATACTTAGGCTGAACCTTGAAAAACTAAAACTTGAAGTAGAACAACTTTCTAAAGATTACCCAGAGAAAGCACTTACTTTTTCAAGTATCTTATCCAATATTTCTACTGTTTTAGGATTGTTCATTTCCAAGTAATAAGTCCAATGCTTTCTTAAGGGGGGAAGTGTTATAGTATTCTATATCATAAGTTGCTGATAAGTATAACTCTCCAAAAAGTTTAATTTCAGTTGTCACATATTGTACAGCCCCTGTTGAATCATCTAATTTTTCAATAAAACAAGTTTGTTTGACGGTAATCTCACGCAAAGGATTTTCTATTAAGTTTTTCATTTTCTCTATGTTTTTTTATTTGTTACTTACCTGTGGTAGCACACCATTAGCGTTTCTCTACCTGTATTGTACCAGGATCACCTTTTTGAGGAGTTTCTAAAAGAGTACAAGTCTTATTTACAGCTTCTACTAAGGCAGATGTCACAACTTCCTTCAGATATGTCGATGACTCTTGAAGGGATTTCCCTAAATGATTGGGCTGCTCATTTGCAACAGTTGAAAGAGAAAGTTGCCCTATTAGATGGTCAATAGTAATATGAGTAACTTTTCTTTTGCCTATCTCCTCTCTTACAACTTCTCGTACGGCTTTTCGTATCATACCTGCGAGAAGTTTTTTTAATTCTTTTCTCATTTTTTTATGTTTTATGATTCATTTCCAAGTAATAAGTCCAATGCTTTTTTAAGGGGGGGAGGTGTTATAGTATTCTATATCATAGTCACATAACAAACGTAACTTCCCTCCATACCTTATCTCTATTCTTATATACCGAACGGGTCCTGATTTTCCCCCTTTCTCTTCATATAAGTAGATTTTCCTAATCGAAATATCTTCGGGTGTACTTTCTGTTAATTGGCTTATATTCATAATATCTTTACATTAGTTCTGTCCTCAATTCCCTCTTGATTACTATCCCAAAGAGGGTTTCTTTTGTCTCTATCACTTGATGACTCCAATCTCTATTAATATGATGTATCACCTGCTTTTTTAGTAATTTTTGTATTAACTTTCTCATAAAAACTATTTTTGAAGTTTGCTTTCCAAGGTAGGTGCGACCTACTACGTGTTAAATTTGTAGCGGTTCCCAACCGCCTTGGAAAAATTCCATATATTTGCGTGTTAATTCAAATTTTTCATATATGGAAAGTAGTATTGAGATACTCGGAGAGTATTTAGATAACTCAACTTATGAGTTTAGGGACTTGTTAGTAATGTTGTATCATATCTACAACGTTAATTCTAATCATCCTTTCATTCCTATAATGCAATCGCTTTGTGTAAAGCAGTTGCAGGAAGGATTAGATAAAGAGGATGTAAAGGCTGTTCGTGCCGTTATTGAGACTTTCTTTTTGTTTCCGAAATCTTCCGTTCGGCTTCCCTAACTAAAAGAGTCTTAAGATTAGAGCGAATATCTTTAATCTCCTCTTGAACTACTTCTCGTACCAATGGTGCGAGAAGTTTTTTTAGTAGCTTTTTCATATTCTATCTTTTTAAATTTCTCTTTGTTTTCTTAACTTCTATACTTGTCGCTTCTATACCTTCTCGTCCTCCTACGACAATTTTCGCATACATAGTCATTAAAAAATGTTTCCCGTATGCCTTATTTATCATCTCTTGTGCCTCGGGATGGTAGGAAGCCTCCTCATAGCTATCTGCCTCAATATTGGGTACTATTCCTGCAAGATTGTAAGAGGTTTTTCCATTGATAATTCTTTGTAAGTGTACTTCTATATTCATAACTATATGATTTAATTATTTTCCTGCAGGAGCTACCTGCCCTTCTACTTCTTCAATCGCTTCAAAAATTGTCATCTGATGTACTTGCGGCAAGCCCTTTACTTCTTTTAGCGCCTGTATTCCTTGCCTTATGGTTAGCAGTTGTTCTGCAAAAGCCTTATTGATATACCACTTCCCTGTGCTTGACTTGTAGAAATGTTGAGGATACTTGCGAATGCGAGCGTGATACTGCCCACTGGTTACCGAGTAGTTATGTAGTAACAACCACTCCACGTATGGCAGGGCCTCCATTCCATAGACATTGAGAGACTTTGGCATTTTGATTTGTGTCAAGTCTTCCAACTCTGCCCACCTACGATTGACCTTAATACGCAATTCGGTGTTATACCCAGTCAGAAGGTCAAATGTCTGCAT